CATTCGTAAGGCAATTGAGGATAAACTTTCCGATCTGCCTGACGAAGTGAGGGACACGGTCCTTAAGGCCTGGGATGCCGAGGCAGAGAAGGCGGAAAAGGCTTTGGCTGAGCAACAAGAGGCGATGGAGGCCCTCATCAAGCAAGCCAAGCAGGAAGCGGAGGAACTCCGGAAGGAGCTTGACGCCCACAAGCGTCAGCTGCGCGAGCGCGAGTATGTCGAGCTCGCCAAGTCGGAGTACTCTGGCCTTCCTGGCATCAAGCCGGAAGAACTTGGCGTGCTTTTGATGAAGGCCGAAGATGCCCTGGACAAAGAAGACTTCGAAAAACTCTCCGGACTTCTCAAGACCGTCTCTAAGGTCATCAAGAGCTCCGCGCTGTTCGAGGAGCTGGGCTCCGCTTTGGCGGAGGACTCGCCCGAGCGGGAGCTCGAGACCAGGGCGGAGGAGCTTGCGAAGTCGGAGAACATCCCACTGGAAGTCGCCAAGGGCAGGATTTTGAAAGAGGACACGGAGCTCTTTAGGCGGCTCCGAGGAAGGGGTGGTCGCTGATGGCGCAAGCATGGGAAGCTGGTCAGATTTTGGTGACGGGCGTCGCTGGCGCTGACCTGTCGGAAAAGCAGTTCCGGTTCGTGCGCATCAGCGGTGACAACACGGTGAACGCGATCTCGGCCACCACTCAGGCTCCCGCCGGGGTCCTGCAGAACGATCCCGAAAGCGGGGAGGCCGCCGCCGTGGCCATCGCTGGGATCTCCAAGGTTGTGGCGGGAGGCACGGTCACGGCCGGATACGTCGTGACGTGCGACAACCAGGGCCGGGTCGTCAACGCGACCGCGGGTGGCTACGAGGTCGGGATCGCTTGGACCGGAGCGTCGAGCGCGGGGGAACTGTGCACCATCCAGATCCTCGTGAGACAGAATGGCGCAACCGACTACTAGCCAGGTACACGTAGATACCGCCCTGACCAACGTCGCCATCGCGTACAAGCAATCCGTTGACAAGCTGATCGCCGACAAGGTCTTCCCGGTCGTGCCGGTGTCCAAACGGTCCGATAAAATCTTCAAGTTTACCAAGGACTACTGGATGCAGGTAAAAGCCGGCATCCGGGCGCCGGGCACCGAGTCCAAGGGCGGCGGCTTCGAAATCTCCTCGGACCAGACCTACTTCTGCGACATCCACGCCTTCCATGTGGACCTCGCCGACGCTACGGTGAAGAACGCCGACATAGACGATCTCGAGCGCCAGGTCACGGAATTCGTGATGTGGCAGCTCCTCCTAGAGCGCGAGGCGGACTGGGTCAGCAACTTCTTTGACGACACCGGGAAGACTCCGGGGACCGACTTCTGGACCGTGAAGACCCACGCGGCTTCGGGCGGGGACTACCTGTTCTGGGCGACGAGGTAGCCAAGAACACGGGCTTCCGTCCGAACATCCTAGTCCTCTCGCCGCCCGCGTTCCGGGCGCTCAAGATGCACTCCAAGATCCAGTCGCAGGTGGTCTACACTCCGACTGCCAAGACCGATGTGAAGGCCTTGGTCACGCCCGAGATGTTGGCCGACCTGTTCGAACTTGACAAGGTTCTTGTCGGCTACACCGCACAGGCAACGCATGCCGAGGGCGCTTCCAGCACTTCGTACTCCTTCGTGTTCGGAGACGACGCTCTCCTGGTCTACGCTCCGCCAAATCCGGGCTTGCTGATCCCAACGGGTGGCTACATCTTTGAGTGGACCGGGTATAACTCGGGCTACTCTGTGGCCGTGTCCTCGTTCTATATGGACCACCTCAAGGCGACCCGGATCGAGGGCGAGATGGCGTACGACGCCAAGATCATGGCTCCAGACTTGGGGGTGTTCCTGAAGAACTGCGGGGGCTCAGCCTGATGCATTCATCGGAGTCCATCTTAAGGACTGGGACATCGAGATCGGTATCAGAGTATAATCCTCCAGGGCAGGGCTGAATCAGAAGAAGTCCTGCCCTGGAGGTGACACATGCGGTACCGATTCGTAGTGAAGAAGACCGTAGGCAGGAAGACTTACCAGGTAGGAGAGGAAGCCGACGTGGGCGAGATCCTAGACGCGATGCCGCATCTGGCTTGGCGAGGCCATGTGGTGCCGGTCGAAGCCGCTTGTCCTGATTACTACGTGCTCTACGCAGCTCTCACCACAGGAGCCAACTGGTACGTCGCCGGGCAGATACTCGACGCCGAGGATGTCCAACCTGAATGGATCAAAGTAGGCTATGCGGGGCCTGTGTCGGAGCGAGTCGTGATGAGCGCTTACGCTTGCGAGCAGGAGAACTGCAATGCAGTGTTCGTTACGAAAGAAGCTCGCCAGAAGCATAAACAGATCACCGGCCACAAGCGCAAATACTCGCCCCGCCGGAAGAAGGCCAAGGTGAAAGCATGACTTGGACCTATGGAGGCAACCCTGCTGCTTCCACGATCGACGCCATAAGGCTCGAGATCGGAGACACGATAGAGGAGGAGCAGCTCCTCCAAGACGAAGAACTCGAATACTTCTACGAGGAAGAGGGCTCGATCTTGGGGGCAGCTGCTCGGGCATGCGAGGCTATCGCGGCCAAGTTCTCCAGGGAAGCGGACCTGAAGGTCGGTGACCTTTCGCTTTCGGCTTCCCAAAAGGCTGAGCACTACAGGGAGAAGGCAAAAGTCCTGCGGGAACGTGCCCAAAAGAAAGGATCTACGCTGGGCAAGCTGACTTCTTCCACGATCAAGACCGACAAATATTTCTTGCGGGACATGTTCAAATACAACGGGGAGGCGACAGGATGACGGAGATAGTCATTTCGGTTATCGGATCGCTTTTAGTTGCGCTTTACATCGCGCTTTTGCAGCAACTGTTCACGGTCAAGAGGGAGATCACCAAAGTGAGGTTCTGGCTGTTCGGGAACGGGAATCCTTCGGAACCGACCGGCCCGCTTTTTTTCCGGCTTAAGGAGTTGTCTGAGCAACTGCAAGAACACTCGCGCAGGTTAGGAAGCATCGAGGAGGACCTCCGTGTCGCTCTCTCAAAGGGTAAGTAACGCACTTGAACACCTCAAAGTGCGCGTTGGCAAACAGATCACTTATAAACGCTTCAAGACTTACGAGTACGACCCGACATCGGGGACAGTGCCCACATTCTGGGAGACGCCATCTTTCAAGGCGGTCGTGGGGAGCGTGTCCCATGACCTGATTGCTATTTCAGGAGGGCTCCTGATGGCGGGAGATAGAGCGATTTACTTTCCGAAATCATCCTTCACGAAACAGGACGGCGAGACCTCCGATCCGGAACCGGGGCCCGGTGACATTGTCGTCATCGACGGTGAGGAATGGGGCACGGACCTTGGAGACGGCAAGACTTTGTGGAACCTGGACCCGACGGGGACTATGTTCACGGTCTACTTGAGGAGGAGAGGTGGCTAGGATAGTCTGGAATCCTGGACCCTTGCTCAGCGACATCAAGACAAAGGCTGCGCAAAAGATGTACCAGACTGTGACGATCCTGGTCAACGAATCGCGCAGGCTGGTTCCGGTGAGGACAGGCTATCTTAAAGGCTCGTTGACGGCAGAAGTGACTGCGGATGGCAGGACTGGCTTCTACGGCAGCTTCCGGCCTTGGGCTGGTGAAAATTCAGTGGAATATGCAACATTTGTGGAGTGCGGGACTAGCCGCATGTCTCCCAGACCATATCTCCGTCCGCCCTTGGAAACTAAGAGAGAGGAGATCAAGCGGATATGGAGTGGCTGACTTTCAAGGTGATAGAGCGGGAACCTGCCTTCCGGGGCCAGGTCTTTGTTAGAGGTCTGGCGGTTCGGAAGGACGAGATCTTGCTCTTGGAGGAATTGAGTGAAGGACAAGCCCGGCTTGTCTTAAAGAGCGGAAAGACCTTCGAGCTCGTTGATAAGTTCCGAGACATCGTGAGGAGGCTGAATGGCTAGCCTGGAGAAGGAACTGAAAGCTGCGATCTTTGATCTCCTGAAAAATGATGCCGACGTGTCAAACATCGTGGGGACCAAGATCTTTGACACTCGAGTGCCGCCTGGTCCTTCTCCTCCGTGGGTAAGATACTACATCGTGGCCGAGACCGCGCTTAACGATTTCGTAGAGCGGTCTCCGATAGGCTACCGGGTGCCAATCACGGTGGACTGCGCAGCCTCGGGTGAAGTCGCGACGGATGCAGAGACGCTTGCCGAGCATGTCTTTGATGCGCTGGATGGGGCATCTGGAACGACCGATAGCTTTACTTGGAAAGCTAAGCGTACCGCAGTGAGGAAGATCTACGATGATGAGGCCGCTGTCTGGATCGTATCCGGGGATTATCTGCTTTTGGTCTGCCCCATCTGAGGCTCCCGATGGTAGCCCTCAAACCGATAACGAGACCCGTCCCACACGAAAACGCCATCCACGTATACGCCTTCTCTCGTGCAGTCGATGCGGTGGTACATCAGCGGAGGCGGGTTTTTCTTCCTGCCAAAGACGCGAGTTAGATCGCGGCAGGCTTTTTCGACTTTCTGAGCGGCTTCCTGGCTCCCCGCTTTCGCAGCTTCTTCACCACCGATTTCGAAGTCGACTTTGAATTCTTCCCACAACGGACAGTCTTCGCCTTGGTCTGATTCGGTGTACAGCTCGCGGTAATAAGGATCTGGAGATTTGGGCTCGGCGTTGCACCGGCCTATCGCTTTACCCGTCAAGAACATCGCGCGGTCTACGGCCCAGAAATAACCGGGGACACGTTCGTCCTTGGCTTCCGAGCCCAACCAGCTTTCCCAGTGGCGACATGTCTCGCACCGTCTCACTTTGTCCTTTTCCATCGTTCAACGCCTCCTTTCCACTTAGTATATAGCGCATTCTGACTTGTTTGTCAAGTCCCTCGGAAGGGACATCTGCCACCTTCCTGGATACTTGCTATCTCCACTTCCATGGGTATAATAGGCTACGCTCTGCAGCCGGACAAAGAAGAGCTAGTTCAGGCGGTGGCGGAAGGGTTGCGCGGGCCCGAGTTCGCGGAGAGGTTCGGGGTGTCGAAAAGCACGATTTATAGACGGTGCTCGACTTACGGCATAAAACTGAAGAGGGGAGCCGATGGCGAGAAGCTTTCGAAACGCAAGGCCAATCATGTGGAGCTGTCAGAGGAAGCCAAGAGCTTCCTGGATGGTGAGCTCCTTGGAGATAGCGGCCTTGCAGCCCAGTGTCCTTATTCAGCTCGCATCGTTCGAAGTTGCAAATATAGAGAAGTGCTTGAGTGGTTTGCCAAAGAACTAGCACGTTATGGCATCGAACAGTCAGGCTGCATTTTCCGCAATGAACATGTGCGGAAAGGAAATGTTGTTGTAGTTTGGATATACAAGTCGAGGTACTACCAGGAGCTTGCCGCTTGGAGAGAGAGGTTCTACCCTGAAAGGAAGAAGCGAGTGCCTCCAGACATTCGTCTTGATCCGATCTCCCTGAGACAATGGTATATCGGAGATGGAACCGTCTGGAATGTAAAAGGCAACTCTTCCAGGATCCAACTTTGTACTGACGCGCTTCCGAGACAGGATGTGCTTTTTCTCGCTGATGAGTTGAGCAAACTTGGCTTCAAGGTGAGCTATTATAAGAGCAGGAACAGAGTCATTATCAGTGCAAAATCCGTAAAGGACTTCTTGGACTTTATCGGACCCTGTCCTGAACAGCTTGAGACTTTCTACGGACATAAGTGGAAGCCTCGATTCCTGTCCAAGTACTTCTTTGCGAACGGCGCCTTAAAACCGGGGAAGAAACACGGATTGCCAGACTCGAAAACCCTTGAACTTCCGTTTCCCTCTGGAGATAGTCTTTAAAGAAGGCTCTCGGGCCTTCAGGGAAAACTAGGAGGTGTGAGGAAAATGGCACAGTTTTTCCGTGGCTTTGACGGTTATTGTCTCGTTGGGGACACGGTGATCGGTGGTATCAACCACTGGACCATCACCATCACCGCCGAGACCCAGGAGGTATCCGCGTTCAACCCCACAGCAGCCACGACCTGGGAAAAGCGGGCGCGGAAGTACGTCCCTGGCGCGATTGGCTGGACCGCCACGTTCGACGGATTCCTAGACTGTACGGACGCTGGCCAGCAAGCGATCAAGGACGCTGTGGCTGAGGGCACCGAGGTCTCGCTGTACTTCCACCTGGACGGTGACAGATACTACGCTGGGAAAGGTCTCCTCACTTCGGAGAACCCGGACGTGGCGTGGGACGGCGTCGCCACCATCAGTTGGGACGTGCAGGGGACCGATGCTCTGGTCAAGTACGGTTGGGACTGATGGTCAGATAGTGGTATAATAAAGCTGGCAGGCGCCTGGGCCCAACGCTCTAGCTTCTGCCTCCTTTCCAGCGGGCGCGACCTCTTGCAGGTCGCGCCTTTCTTTCTGTATAATGGCCGAGATGCTAGCTATAGTGATGGGGACGCGTCCTGAAGTGATCAAGTTAGCTCCTGTAGTGTGGGAGCTTGAGCGGAGAGGAATTCCTCACGAGGTGTGGGCGGTCATGCAGCATTTCGAACTCCTTGATATTGCGCTAAAGGAATTCAGGATCGAACCAGACTACACAGTGGAGATTCCTCGAGCCGATCCGTCGCTGCTGAGCCTTTCAAGAGAGACGCTGGGTCGCCTGGAACTCTTGTTCAAAGCGAGGAGTCCCTGGGCGGTGATAGTGCAAGGCGATACCATCACGGCTTGGCTGGGAGCTTACATTGCTTTCCTTCGTAACGTGCCCGTCTTCCACGTGGAAGCGGGAGTAAGATCTCTTAACCTGGCAGAGCCTTATCCTGAGGAAGCCCTACGCCGCTGGATCGATGAGGTCGCAGAAATCAAATTCTGTCCAACTAACCAGACCTGGATCAATCTGTGGAATGAGCATCTGGAACACCACAGCTATCTTGTGGGGAATACGGGCATCGACGCGCTCCGGTGGACCTGCGAGAAGCTAAGCACCGTGCCGGAAAAGCCGCTCTGGATCGAAATCGACCTCCACCGGAGGGAGCATTGGGATCGGATCCCTTTCATCACACAGGCGCTCTTCAGACTCGCCAGCCGTTATCCAGAATGGCGCTTCCGTTTCGTTTGGCATCCGGCTGTCGTTCCTCATCCAGAGGAAAAACCGGAGAACTGCGATTTCCTGGAGCCTCAGTCTCATTTCGCGTTCCAGGCCATTCTTGGCGCGAGCCATTTTTGCATCACGGACTCGGGCGGGGTCCAAGAGGAAGCCGCTTACCTCGGGATCCCTTGCCTCGTGGCTCGGGACCATTGCGACAGGCCTGAGTCCATCAACGAAGGAATAGCAATCCAAGTCGGAAGCGATCCGAGGGACATCGTGAGAGCCGCTGAAAGGTTGATCAGGAACGAGGCATTGAGAGAAAAGATGGCTCGGCCGTCCAAGGTCTTTGGAGATGGGACAGCGGCCAGGATGAAACGTGGACAAAGTGGCTAAAGCAGGTCCGATCGTGCTTTTGCGTGAACAGACACCGGAAGGTCCGGTCCTCAATTTCATCGTTCTTTCGGGAGGTCGGGTCCTTCAGGTCTTCTCGCTCCATCAGCGCCATTTCGTTGGTCATCGGAACGCGATCGAGCTCCTTTCGGAGTTTGTGGAAGAATTGAAAGAGAAGGAGGAAGTGTGAGGCTTTGCTTCGGCATCGCGACACACTCATCGCTGCTCGAGCCGCGGATGGGCTCTGAGCGCGCGATCATGGGCGCGGCAAAGGCGCTCGCGAAACGAGGGCACAAAGTGGACATTGTGCCCCTCCTGCACGATGCGCCCAAGGAAGGATATGACATCTATCACTGGTGGAACGCAGGAGGTCCTAAAGGGCCTCTCCTTGCGTTTGCTCGCTTTGCTCACGAACACGGGAAGCCTTGCGTTTGCACTCCGATCTATTGGCCGCCTACGCCTGGATTCTATCGCCTGTTAGCCGAATGGAACGGTGAGGAAAAGGCTCAGAAGTTCCTTCAGATGGTTTCAGCTTGGAATTCATCTCTTGCCAAGGCCATAGCGGAGACTGACTTTATGTGTCCCAACTCGGAACGAGAAGGCGATCTTGTCAGGGCCTTGGTCCGTTCTGCAGGAAGGGAGCCTCCTCCTGGCGAATGGGTGCCGAATGCGGTCGATCTTGATGAAATCGAATCAGTCGAACCTGTCTCTTGGGAGGACAGGGACCTGATCGCTTGCGTTGCTCGGCTGGAGCCGGCCAAGGGCCAGCACCGCTTGGCCCGGGCTTTTGCGGAATTCAGAGAAGAGCACCCCGAAGCCGGTTTGGTTCTGGCAGGTGAGATGCAAGATGGCTATCTCTGTCGTTACAAGGATGCCTTCTATCAAGAGGGTGTGAATCTTCCTGGCTTGCTAAAGCCTTCCAAAGTGATGGCGCTGCTTGCCGGCTCCAGAATCCATGCGATGCTCTCTATGCACGACACTCCTGGTTTGTCGCACCTGGAGGCCGCCGCGCTCGGTTGTAGGTTGATAGTCTCGCTTCCCGATTACGGAACGTTCCGGGACTACTGGCCCAAGGAATGGCTGGTAGAGGTCGATCCGCTCGATGAAGGCTCGGTTTATGAAGGCCTAGAGCGAGCTTGGAAGGAACCTCCGCCGAAAGAGATGGCAACCT